ATCAATCTCACCCTGGTCGGTAACTAGCAGTGCCATTTAAGTTTACTCCTCGTGTGCTTTCCTATGTTATTACTGTTATTTATTAAAGTGCTAGCTTCATAGAAACTACGCACCTCTGTATATTTATAGCATATACAATTTCAAATTGTAGAATGTCTCCAGCGGTTAATGCTGTATTCCAAGTAGAGAGTGTGGTATTTTGATTTATACGTTGTGTAGTGCCTCCTCCAATATTACCTAGAGTAGGTTTCTCTGTACCACATATAGATGAAAAATTTGGAAAATTGGCATAATCAACTTTCTTAATATCAAACTGACATTGAGCAGATTGATCTCCTATAATTGTCCAGGATTCAATTTTTCCTGAAACATCAAGAGTCATATCTCCTTTAACACCAGAAGACATTGGTGAAGAACCAGCATCAACAACAAAGTTAATTGTTCTTGTTAAATCCGCAGTTGTAGATAATGCTACGACATATACTGTCTGTCCTGATGTAGGAGCAGTAGTAAAAATTATATTAGTTCCGCTAGTACTGTAATCAATACCTGGAACTTGTACTAATCCATCAACAGCAACAATCAATTGCTGATCATTAACTGGTGTATATGCATCACCTGCATTATCAATTAACGGAAATCCAGAATTGGTTCCATTAAATACCCAACTTGATACGTTAAGTATCTCATTACCATATTGAAGATATTTACTAGGGATTTCATAGTTAACCCCAACATTATATTTCTTCTGAGGTTCTGATAGAACCTGATAATTAGAAGACTTTACTGATACGTTATAATTTGGCATCAGGTCACTCCAGGAGTTACTTCAACTATCCCCTCTATGACTCGTGTTTTAATACTTTGTGGTGATGTTAAAATAATATCATACACATATCGTCTTGCTTCTAATGCAGCAGTAGCAGCATTTGCCAATCCGATTTTCAACTGTCCATTATAACGATCCACAAATGTCACAACAAAACTAGTAGATGTAGTAGAGTAATAACTCTTCTTCATCTTTGCTTCTGCTGTATAACCAGTCAGATTAAGTGGTGTTGTATTATCTTCGTTCTGGATATTAAAGGTAGCGTCCCAATCGGTTCCCTTTTCCAGCAATAAGTTTAGAGGGATTGCTGCCATTTTATTTTAATGTATTGCTATTGCTGATGGTTCATTACGATATGAATTATTACCTACACCCTCAACTGCCCAACCATCACCCATACCAGATCCATCCTGCCAGTCATCCCAACCTGGGTTGCTAGTATCATGCCATGAGAATGTTGCCGCTGATCCACTCGTGGCGTAGTTATAACTAGCAGCATAACATGGATATGTTACAGGACCACCACTTCCATTTAGATATGGTGCTGGACCACTATTATTGTTAAAACAACCCATACCTTCACAATCATAATCACTTGATCCATATGCAAGTCTTCTTGCATGAGTAGAACCATTCATTCTGAGATAATAATTACCAGAATTCCAATCAGATTGTTTTGACCAAGCATTAGTGGTTGGAATAGTTTGAACGCTATTCCAACCACAGTAGTAATAACAATATGGAGATCCTGTTCCATTAGTACTACCCCACGAACCCATATTGTTACTAGCATAGCAGAAATGCATCATTATCCGAAAAGGCATCAGTTCCAGATGTTGAGTGTAACTAAATTCAGGAATTTGAGCAAGATGACCATTTACCCCACCAACATTACCACCATCACTTCCAGCATAACCAGTCTGAGCAGTAGGACGTGCTTGATGACCTTGATTACTATACTTTGCTGCATCATGATTAGCAACAATTGCCCAACCATATTCATTACCAATAGGTGTATTGGCGAGATTCATCCAATTAGCATCTAAGATGCAATAGAATTGTCTTGCATTTCCTGTTGAACCATTACCTTTTAACCAGTAATAACCATTGTCAGTATTGCCACCCTGAATCAAATCCCAAACTGTTACAGCAGCAGTTGCTTGAGTTAATCCAGGTAATCCTCCACCAGAGCTTTTATACCCCTGTGCAGAACCACCACCTCGTGTTTGTAAAAACGGACTCATTTTTTATACCCTTTAGTTATTAGTCTTCAAATGCACTGAAGTTACCTAGAATTTTATAGTTTCCAGAACTTCTCTTAATTATGGTAAATGTATAAACACTAGTTCCATTTGCTTTAGCAGAATTTGCATCAGGTGCAGATCCACCAGCCCAATGAATTGATGAATATACACTAGATCCGTCAATTTCAAATCCAGTCATATAATGAGCAGTACCACCATGATCACAAATATTTGTGAAGGTAAGACTTTCATTATCTCCTAGAGTACTATTAAATGTAGTTGATCCATCACCTCTTGCATTCCATGCCCAGTTACCAGCACTGTCTGTATCAAAGTAATTTAATGCAGTAGTTTTCAAATTAAGAGCTACAGTACTAGTTAATCCACCACCACCATCAATATTACATTTCTCAATAACCTCATTCGTTATTAAACGACTAGTGGTTATAGTATCACCAAGAATATTACCACAAGAGATAGGAGCACCTGCAATTGTTAAGTTACCAGTATCACTAGCAGTAGCAGTAGTTGTACCAAAAACCCAAGAATCAGCACTTTCATCCCAAGCGATAATAGCATTATCACCTGTAGATCCTCTTTCAATCAGAATACCACAGTCGTTAGCGTTTGAACCAGCACCACTGTTTAATTCTAATAGGTTATCAGTAATCGTTGTGTTAGTTGTAGATACAGTAGTAGTTGTACCGTTAACTGTCAAGTTACCAGTAACAACAGCATTTCTTGTAACAGTAAGATCCTGTCCAATTGTTACATCATTAGGAAGACCAACTGTAACTGTAGTTCCACTAGCACCAGTTTCAATTTCATTTGTTGTACCAATAATTGCTAATGATGCTGAATCTAAATCAACAGCACCAGTACCACTATCACCACTAAAGTCAAGATCTTCTCCAGTTACTTTAGCATCAACGTATGTCTTAACAGCTTTCTGTGTAGGAACCTTATCATTAGAATCCTGTGATAATGTAGTGTCTGTTGAGAACTCATTAATTTGAGCACCAATCAAACCACCAACAGAACCTAGTTGTAATGACTCAAGACCTTTCAGGTCAAAAGCAGAAGCATCAAGAGTAACTTTACCAGTTGCCTGATCTACCTTGAAGTACTCACCAACATAGAAGTTACCCATTTCATCCGTTGACACGTGATAAACACGTCCTGGGTCTGTGGTATTAGTAACAATCTGATCTGCTGGATCTGCTGCTTGAGTTGGATCACCTGGCCAATTAGTTGTTGTACTATCACCAGTACCAACTTGCATAAAGTCGTGACCAGTTAATCTGATAAGACTAAATCTCTTTCTACAATTAACAACTGTAGTAGCAGGAACAGCAGTTGCCCTTGATGTAGCAAATACAATTACATTATAATCAACACTACCTCCTGTTACTTGACTGACACTCTGAACCTGATATGCATTACCATCAGTTGTAGCAAACTGTAATGCATCTCCAGCAATAGGAGCATTAGTAAAGCTAGAGACTAGAATTCTACCAGTCTGATTAGTTTCAAATGAACCACCAGAGTCTAGTGTTGCTGTAGCAGTAGAAGAAGTTCCAGTTACAACTTCGCCAGCTTGGAATGTTCCAGATTTTTGAACAATATAAAGTCTTTTCGGTTCTGACTGTATGTTAATAACATATGCAGTTGCACTAGAAGTACCACCAGTTATTTGCTCACCAGGCTGAAAGTCCGTAGCAAGAACATTGGTGTAAGCAAGCATCGTACCAACAACCTGACCGTTATTAGTAGTTTCTGATGCATCAAATCCACCAGCATATACACCATACTCACCATAAGAACAACTAGAGTTTAGAACTCTACAAGTTGCTCCACTTGAACCAGCAATACCTACTTGACAATAGTATGTGAATACGGAAATAAGTTCTCCAACACCATTACTATGAGCCCAAACACCACAACCATCACTATGAATAGCAGTATAGGTATGGAACAACATACTCTTATGACCAGTAGCATGTAATGATCCATCAATTACAGCACCAGTAGCACCATCACCAAATGATGTTATATTATAGATGTATGGAGATTTATCGGTAATAGGACTTGCAGAGTTCAATGCAAAGTAAGTACCTTTAACAGTTGCACTCTCTGGAGCATGAGCAGGGTTTCCTGGTGTATACCCAGTCATACCATCAAGAACCATGTCTTGAAGAATAGTACCATTACTACAACGGAATAAGGTTGAGTTAACATTAAGTGTAGAACCACCAGAGTCAGTTTGTCCAGACTTAGGTTTAACAATCGTAGATCTTAATGTGTCACCAGCAATACTTGTATATGGTGGAACAATAATTGGAAGTTGAACTTCTTCATAAACACCACCCTTAATGTAAATAACAGCAGGAGCAGCTGCAGTAGGAGTACCAATCTGACTACAAGCATACTTAATAGTCTTGAATGCAGCGTCAATAGATCCACCACGACCAGCAGCATCTACACCATTAGTAGAAACGTAATAAATGTTTGGAGCACCACCAATGTTACCCCACGAAATATCTGTACCATCAGACTGAATAACAGCACCAGAAGCACCAACATTTAGTTTAGCAATCTGTCCTGAAGAATCATAATAAAGGATTTGTCCTCTAGTACCAGCGTTGACATTTTCACCTTGAAGACTCAATGATGATCCAGCTGCAAAACTTTGAGTACCAGTAACGGTTAATGCACCTGATACTGAAAGGTTCTGCGAATCTGGTATTGTGACTGTCGTACCAGTACGAGCTTTAATTTTGTCTACTCTTAATGTTGACATGCTATGCTATTCCGTAAGTTTTGGCAAGTACTATTCTGTGTTATTTATACAATCAATACCGCTTCGTCATCCACGGTAACTGTAATGGTATCATCTATATCTATGGTTACATCGTCATCCACGTAAGTAGGTACTACAGTATATCCAACTTTCCTTGCTCCAGTTAGACCCATATCTTTTATAAAGGATGTTCTTATATTATCAGCAAAACCAACTAACTTCTGAGGGTTAGTCTCTTCTGTCATATTTGAAAAGAACTCATATTTTATTGTATCACTAATAACTAATGAACAACCATCATCAACTGTGACTGTTTGAGAATCTTCAATATCACAGGTTGCATCTGTGTGACTAAGAATCTCCACTAATTTAGAAGGAGAACTTACCGTATAATCAGCGGAGAATTGACCGTAATAATAAAATATGGTTCTATCATCATGATCAGAGATAGAACCTATATCCGCACCAGCAACTTGAATTGTTGCAGCATTGATCGCAGCAGTACCCATAAAGATACTATGCAGATCTCCTGCCATATCGTTAATAACCGTCCTTTGATACTCAATAGTATGTGACGGATCAACCTGCTTCTTCGTTGTTGCTGGCATTTTACTTACAATATACCTTCGTATTATTTAGTTTAACTCTCCCCTTCAGGAGCAGGTGTCGTAGACTCTGGGGGACCATCCTGTGTCTCTACCTGCTCCTCGGTCTTTGGGGCAAGTAACTGCAATGTTTCTAATCCACCTAAAAGTTTTGTCTTATACTCTTTAAGTTGTACTAAATTCTTTTCCGCTTCAACAATCTTTGCATCAGCATCTTTAACTTGCTTCTCAAACTCAATTTGTAATGTTGCAGGATCCATAATAATCAATGGGTAATGTATTAATATTTATACAACCTAATTTTATCCTATCTGAATTCTGGACCTACACACCATAAAACTAAAGAATCTCTTCTGCCTTTTGTTACAGGAGTTACTTCATGTAAAACAAAACTAGGAAAAAAAGTTATAGAACCACGAAGTTTGTTAGATACATGTGGTTCTCCTCCCCAATGAAGAAGAACCTCTCCACCTTCATAATCATTGGGGTCAGATAACTGAACACTTAAACTTAATTTTCTAGAAAAAATACCATATGGGTCTGAAACTACTCGTGTATCATTATGTTTTTCGTAAAAACCTTTATACGAAGAATCATAAGTAGAATATTGAATACTCTCTATGACACGTAAATCATATTGATAAACTTGTTGATTTACAGAATTAATAGCATTGCATAATTTTTGAAAAACCCAATGAACTTCATTATCATTATTGGGAATCATAACTATTTCACTTTTTCTACTAAGATTATCCTCTCTTACACTCTTCTCCCGACTTAAATCACCTACCATCGCTTTCTCACGAAGATCTCCATATTTAACAGAACCATACTCAATAATCTTATCACATTCCTCATCAGAAAAAACATTTTCTATATAAGACCATACGTTAGATTTTGTCTTTAAATTTGGATCAAGTATCCAAGAATGATCAGGATTCAGTAAAAACTGTTGTTCCATAATAAATTATATTCAAGGGTTTTATATCTATACGACTACCAAGGTAGTGCTTTACTCACTTCAGGAGGTGTTGGAGGATTCTTTATCTCTTCTATCCATGCCTCCGCAAGTGCCTTTCTCTCACTTGCAGCAAGTTCGTCTGCTATCCAACCCTTAACAACATCTTCTGTTAAACTACCATATGCTACAAATCCAGCAGCAGATGTTCCACCAGAAGTATCTACTTTATAGGTATCATAAAATTCTCGTGTAAGATTTGAGGGATCTGAATCATCAACAGAAACAGTTGTGATGTCTATTATTGAAACAACATCTGTTCCATCATTTAATACTGTTAATTTAGTAACAGTTTCGGTATGAGTAATTGCCATAATTTAACTACGAGTGAGAGCAGCTAGTGCAGCCTTAATTTGTTGAACAGTTATTATACTAGAGTCATTACCAATAGCATTCAACTGATTATATATGTTATCTATATCAGGTCCTACAACATTTGAAGCTATATTACTCGCATTCCCCCAGTAGGGTGCTTGCCCCTGACCCCGACTAATCATTACCTGACCATTTGATCCAAAACTACGAGCACCAACATGTCCTATTCCCCATTCACCAGATGAACCAATACTAAATCTTTCCATTCCTACACTTTGATCAAGGAATCTCATTACTTTCATTGTATTGAATGATGAACCACCAGTAGCATTTCTATAAGTATCAATTGCATATGATGTACTACCGTTCATATCCTCAAATTGAAGATGAGCACCTTCTAGAGTAGTTGTTATACCAGTTGGACCGTTAAGTCTTATTTCGCCATTACTTGATTGTTCTATGTATTGTGACCACCCCCATTGAAGAGAACCGTTAGACATAAGAAACTGTCCATCACTACCATAATCATTACCCCAACTCGTCATACGGAAAGACTGGAAATCTTGTCCTATAAGTCTATTGACCAAAGGATTGTAGCATAAAGAATTAGTCGCATTATCTGTTTTAAGAATTTGAAACTGATTATCAGTATATGAATCAACAAATACTAGATTATGCATTACATTATCAGTATCAGTTCTTATCCTAACTTTTTCCGAATTTGTGATAGTACCTGATGATGTAATATAATTAGCACCATTTGTAAGTTGATTGTTATTAGTTGGTATTGTCCCTGTAGCATACCTACCATCCAAATCAACAGTTATAGCACTAAGACCCTGACGATTTAAAGTTAAAACTCCATTACCTGTATTCCAAGAGAATGAACTTGCGTAATTATTACCGTCAGCACCTCCACCACTATCATCAGAAGCAAGAACCCATTTACCACCATTAACACTAGTGTTAAATTTTAATATTTGATTATTAGCAGGTGAATTACCTTGTAGATCAACATCAGACAATCCACTAATACTATTAATACTACTAATTTGGCATGTGTTACCAGTTACTGTATATGAAATTCCTCCAGAAGGAGTAAACTCTACATCATCATTTGTATTACCAGAAGCAGTATCTCCTGCTAATCTAATTTTAAATCCATTACTAGTTGCTATTCCTGATAAATCATATTTTGTATCTGTTTCACTATTAGCAAATGTAATCTTATCTCCATCTCTAGCAATAGAAAGACCAGTTCCAGCTTCTAAAACAATATCATCTGTACCACTTCCACTACCACCAGCAGTTAATCTAATCCTCTCTTCATCTGAATTAGCACCATCTACACAAGATATACCATAAGTTGTGTTATCATTAGTAGAAGAAAGAGTAAGTATTTTACTAGTATGTGATGCTGAGAAAGTTATATTATTTCCAGCAACAAGTCTTACATCTTGATTTGATCCAGTAGAAGGTTCTGATCTGAAAATAAAATCATTACCAGTTCCATTACCAGTAGAAGAACCATGATCAACTGATTTAAACTCATAAGTTGTGTTGCCATCACCTCCAGAACCAGATACATCATCAGAAAGAACCCATTTACCACCATTAACACTAGTGTCAAATTTTAATATCTTATTATTAGCAGGTGATCCACCTTGATAATCAACATCACTCAATCCACTAAGACTATTAATACTACTAATTTCAACTGTATTACCAGTAACTTGATAGGATATTCCTCCAGCAGGAGTAAGTTCAATATCATCATTTGTATTACCAGAAGCAGTATCTCCTGCTAATCTAATTTTAAATCCGTTACTAGTTGCTACTCCTGTTAGATCATATTTTGTATCACTATTGGATACACTATTAGTAAATGTAATCTTATCTCCAGACCTTGCTATTGTTAGACCAGTTCCAGCTTCTAAAACTATATCATCCGTACCACTTCCACTACCACCAGCAGTTAATCTAATCTTTTCTTCGTCTTCGTTGTCACCATCAGCACAAGATATACTATAAGTTGTATTAGTACCACCACCAGCAGCATCAATCCAATTTACCTGAGTACCAGTAGAAGAAAGAACTTGTCCAGCACTTCCTAAATCCCCATCTTTATCTTTAAGACCAGTTTTAATCTGTGTGTTTCCATCATCAATGTTTATTACTTCTGAAGAACCAGAATGAATTTGTATAGGAAAAGCACCAGAACCATCTGTTGATGACTTTATATAATTGATAGAACCATCCGTATACATCTGCATACGAAGATTACTACCAAATTTTATTGCTTTATTATCACTGAAGAAGAGTGAATTTCCATCATAACTTAAACTGGATTCAGCATTTAAAGTATTAGCAGAAGCAGAACCAGTTATAATTCTATTATCTGCATTATTATTAATGGTTGTAGCACCACCACCTCCACCACTTGCATTATCATCTGCTACTTCCCAAGTAGATCCATTATACTTAAGAATTTTACCTTGAGCAACATTAGTTACTGCATCTACATTACTAAGGTCATTCAATGCAACAGATGATAAGTAAGTAGTGGTGTCTATACTACCATCTGCTTTTAAAAACTCTGCTGCTGCCCCACCAGTCTTCTTGAAACTACCTGCTTCTAATTGTCCTGAAGCAGAATTAAATTTAATATTAGTTCCTGTCTTAGGATCTATATCACCAGTAGGATCTTTAGAAAATAACGGATAACATTCTATGTCTGTACTTTCATCTGTTACAGTAATAGTCCCTACTTTGGAAATCGCATCAGTCCATTCAAGAGCAGTACCACCAGCATTTACCTTTAACCACTTATTAGCAGTAAGAGAACTTGGAGTATCATTTAATCCAATAAATGAAGTTACTCCAGAAGGAGCATCAGTCCATTCAAGAGCAGTACCACCTGCGTTAACCTTTAACCATTTACCAGCAGTATAAGTTGAAGGTGTACCAGTTAGACCAGTGAATGTATTATCAACATACTCAAGAGAAGAAGCACCTGCATTTACCTTCAACCACTTATTAGCAGTAAGAGAAGATGGAGTATCACTAAGTCCAATAAATGAAGTTGATCCCACTACTGGTGGAGTATATGTAAAAGCACCTGTAGTATTATTATACGTAAGATCACCACTCCCACTAGCAGTGGGGTTGGGTTTAGTAACTGAAAGATCTGTTAATTCTATTCCACCAGCAGTTATACCTTTTAACTTCCAAGTAGTTCCATCATATACCCAAGTCTTTCCACCAGAAGACCAGGTGTCATTTGGATTTGGATTGTTGGGAAAATTAATGGCCATGTTATTTAAAGCGAAATTACAGAAACAGAAGCTTTCCAGCCCGTTGCCAATACAGATGATGTTAGATTCTGTACATTAAAATCAATACGATCAAGATGTTTACGAATAGAAGGTGCGTAGATATGACCATCTGTACTAGGATCACTTACTGTAATTTGTACTATGTAATCATTAGCAGAAGTATATGATTGTGAGAAAGCAAGTCTGACATAAGCTTCTTGGAATCCACCACCACCTTCAGCAGTTCGTGTTGTTGCTGTTATACCACTAGAACCTCTCCATGTAATACCTGCTCCAAAATTCCAAAGTTCCACCTCACCAAGATATGTCGGTAGTTTTGGAGAATGACTTAAAGGTGAACCTCCAGTATCAACCCATTGAGAACTATTAACATCCTGATAATAAACTTTAAGTTGACCTTCATCAGACTTCCACCACAAGTCTCCATCAGAAGGATTTGATGGTGCATTATCATCCGTTGTTACGGTAATACTTCCACCACCACCTCCACCAGAACCAATTGGACTAGTATCAACCCATTGTGTTGTATCAACGTCTTGATAGTAAATCTTCAATCTACCTTCATCTGATTTAAACCAAAGATCTCCAACACTAGGAGAAGTAGGAGCAGTATCAGAAATAGTAACATTTGCACCAGATGATCCACCACCAGTAGCATCATCTCCTACTACCCAACCTCCAGCACCAGCATTAGCAGTACTATCATATTTAAGGATTTTGTCAGTTTGAGCACCTGCTGTATTAACATCCGTAAGTCCGTTGAGAGTAGTTACTAAAGTTGGTTTATTCTTTATATAATCATCAGCAGATGTATTTGATTGGTTCCAATCAGATTGAACATTTGCTTCACCAGGAGAATCAACCCAACTACCATCTGATCTTAAGAACTTAGTTGATTCTCCTGATGTAGATGCAGGAACTAAACCTGCATCAGTACCAGTAAAAGCAGTATATGTGGGAGGTAAATCCCAAGTACCATCTGCTCTAAGAAACTTAGTAGTACCACCAGGAGATTGTGGTACTAATCCATCTTCAGTGGTACTAAAAACATTGTAAGTAGTATCTGTAGGTTCATTGGTATATTCTAAAGCAGTACCACCAGCATTTACCTTTAACCACTTATTAGCAGTAAGAGAACCTGGAGTATCATTTAGTCCAGTAAATGAAGTTACTCCAGTAGAAGGAGCATCAGTCCACTCTAGATCAGTACCACCTGCATTTACCTTTAACCACTTGCCAGCACTAAGAGATGAAGGTGTATCTGTAAGACTGATAAATGCACTAGCAACAGTAGTATTATCATCTGCTACTACCCAACCTCCACTACCAGAATTAACAGTACTATCATACTTAATGATTTTGCCAGTTTGAGCACCTGCTGTATTAACATCTGTAAGATCATTTAAAGCAACACTTGTTAAGAAACCATTTAAATATGGTGGAGTATATTGAAATATAGCAGTACTATTATTATATGTAAGAGCACCACCACCACTAGCAGTATTAGTCTGAACACTAAAACTGGTACTAACTATGTCCGTATCTAGAACCCAGGAAGTACCATTATATTTTATTATTTGCTGTATAGCAGCACCAGCAGCATTTACATCAACAAGATCATCAAGAGAAAGTCCATCAAAATCATGCTTTAAGTTATATACATCTAGAGCTAGCTCATTAAGTTCTACCCTTTGTTCATCAAAAGAGAAATCTTTATCAACTTTCCTAAGTGTGTGAGCCATCTGTATTAACCAATTGTCTTAAGAGGGATTTGATCTCACTAATTTCACCTTTCAGATAGTCCAACTCATGTTCCATGTTCTGAAACTTTAACTTAGACCTCTTATATTTCTCAAAAGAAGACCTATCGGTATTTATGATTGCACCAGAATTAACATCCCTGTAGAGATGATCATTGTCCTTTACTTTCAAATGATCCATTATGAAGGTTGAGTTGGCCAAGTCACACTACTCTCATCAAGTTGTTCTTCATTAGTAATTTTAGGAGTAGAATTAGCAGGTAGATCTCTCAATGCCTGTCTATAAGTATTCCATTCGGTTCTCTTTGAATCAGTCATAGGACTGTCAGGTAAAACCTTTACATCAGTTTCCACTAATAGTTGGTCTCTTTTCTTTCTAAGTAACCAAGGGGCTACAGCATCTAATGCTCCTTTAATATCTGCTGATACAGAGTTAGGATCGGTTAGGTATTCGTTTAAGTTAGGATGTACAGTCATTTTTTTAAGTTATGTAGGGAGTTTATCCAAGAGCTCTAGCCATACCAAAGGACATGAAGATTTTTTGATGTCCAAATGTTTCTGTCTGGTCTACACCAGAGTTCTGTTGAAGTTCAAGTTGTGATCCATTTATTCTCCAGTGACATAATGAATCTTGGTCATGTACAACTTGATATGTTCCATTAGAAGTCTTGTAAACCCAGAAAGTAGCAGTATAAGCAGCAGAGTATTGCATGGCAGCATCACAAATATACAAAGCATCACTAGGATATCCAGCTAAATCAAGTAAGACCTTCCACTGGCCAGTATTCGCCCAAGCACTCATGCCACTAGCAGTAGCGACATTCCTTAGTGATCTACCAGTAAATACTCCATTGGAAGAGAATCTGGCCATTTCACCATCATGATTGTGGAATTGTAGAGTACCTGTTCTAGCAGCACCACCCCACCAGTCACCTCCAGATGCAACGGTTTGCATCATCCATGCCCAATTAGGGAAGGAAGTATCATTAGAAGCACCATACCAAGCAATTCTTCCCATATTATGAGTGCTGGTTATTCTATGAGATCCATCACCTTGTACTTCATCTTTAGTTCTTCTATAAAACGCAAGTTGACTATAATCTGTAGTAGTTGAACTGGTATTCATGATTCCTATTGATCCATGAACACCTATCTTTGGACTACCTGCTTGGAAATCACTTGCTCCATTTGTTTGACTAAAATCACCAGCCTTAGTATTAACACCAAGAATACCATCACCACGAACAATTAAATGCGATTTAGTTTCATCAGTTCCACAAGCATAGAGAGTATAATTTGAATTTGAATTACCAGATCTTATGAATATACCATTTGGATTTGTAGAAGTATCACTTCTAGCTTGCATTAACCAACGACTATTTGATGCATCATAAATTTTGAGAGTTGCATCAAAATCTTGTCCTGATATCTCTTCACCACCAACCTGAGAAATATCATGAGCACTACTTCCTAAAGTAACAGTACCATCATGTCTTAACCGCATTGTTTCTTCTGGTTGAGCAGAACCAGAACCACTTGGATGTACCTTAAATTGTATTCCTAAATGATCAGTGTCAGAACCAGTGGCCACTGAATTGATTTGAATACATCCATCTGTACCTGCATAATCCTTACCTATAGTAATACCACCAACTCCATTACCTTGAGTACTAGTATTCTTAATCAATAATGTAGGGGTATCTGTGATAGTAACATACCCAGATGATGTTATAGTAAGTCTAGCACTTGGAGAAGTTCCAGAATCATGTTTTGTTCTAAGTTCTATTTTTCCACTTCTACCATCAATGAATATACCTGCTGATTTCTTATCTGCGGTTGCACTTGTATTATTTCCACTGGCATTAAGATAATCATTAACCCCAAGTAATGCATACATTCCATTTGCATCATTCCAAGTATGCAATCTTAGATCAGGAGAACTATTTGTTGTTTGAACTTGAAATCTTGATGTTGCTGAATTATCACCCTTTACAATTAATGCTCCTGTTTCTACCAGTCCTGCAAAAGTAGCAGATCTTAAACTACCAGTATCCTTTGCAACTACAAATGGAACTCCTGCCATTGATGGAAGAGCAGTAACACCATTAACTTGTCCTCCACCTCCAAAAGCAGCTGCTATATCAGTAGCATTATGATATTTGCTTATTGTACCATCACTTGCGATGCGAAGTCTTTCTGGTTGAGATTGACCAGTATGGAATGATAATGCACTACTACCAGATACTTGTTTGATTATACTTGAATATGCACTAGTATCATTAAACCACAATTCACCAGCCGTAGCAGCTGCACCACTACCTCCCACATAAATTTTGCCATCAGATTCAATTCTAAATCTTTCTGCTTCAGTTCCAGAACTTCTTGTTAAGAATCTTAAGTTTGAATTGTTAGTTGCTCCAGCATTTTGTATTCTAGCATTACTATCATTAAATCCATTTTCAAAATATAAACTATTACCTTCATACCCTAAAGTTACATCACCAGTTGAACCGATGCGAAGTCTGTTTCCTGTACCATTACCATCTGTGGTATGGAAGGACATTGAATCACCATTCTTATAAGAATAAAGATTGCAATCACCATTAGCAGCAATTACAAAAGCTTCACCTGTAACAGTATCTTTTAGTTCTATCGCTGCTCCTGATGTTCCTGCTATAAGTCCATATGCATCACCACCACTATTGTAAACTTCTAAATTCCAATCTGTCTGACCCCAAGCTCCTGTTACTCCTGCTGAACCACCACCTTGTATATTACCTGCTACTGCAAGTCCAGTACTACTAAATGTTGCTTCTAAAGCATTTGTCGTTCCTGTATAAACACCAACAGAAGAACCTTTAATTCTTAAATCCTTATATGCAGTATTTCCTCTATCATAAGAAATGATCTGTCCAGTATTTGCATCGGGTGCATTAACTTCAACACCTTGACCTGTTGTAGGAGTACCAGATCCTGTAAACTGACCGTATGGTCCTTTCAAGAAAGTAGTTGCTTCAAGACCAATACTACTTACCCACGCATCATTAGCATCAACAAAATTAAGAGTTATATCTGTAGCAGAATCAATTGTAATACCAGCACCATCGGCAGCTGCATCATTCGCTGATCCTTTGGCAATAGTAATGTTTTTATCAACCACATCCATAGTGGCAGTATTGACCGTTGTAGTAGTCCCATCTACTTGAAGGTTACCAGCAATCG